GCAAGCCGCTTGCCTACCGACACAACGAGCCCATCGGCGTGATCACCGGCGCAACCAACGAGGCCGATGGACTCTACATCGACTTCGACGTAGTCAACACTTCCCTCGGTCGCGACGCTGCGACGCTCATGCGCACCGGGTCCAGTCGCGGTCTGAGCGTCGGTTTCGCACCCCTTGAGTCGAAGCGGACACAAGGCAAGAACTCAATCGTGTACACCAAAGCCGCATTGGCTGAGGTGAGTCTCACCCACCAGCCGGCCTACAGTTCAGCCGGCGTCGGTTCCATCAGAGAAGAGGAAGTAACTATGTCAGTCGAAACCGTCGAGGACGCCGCTCCCGCGGTTGTCGCAGACATCCAAGCCCGAGAGGCAATCGACGAGCTACGCCGCGAGGTCGCCAGTGTCGTTCACGTTGCCGAGCCCGTACACCCGCTCGCACAGTTCCGGTCGTTCGGGGACTACTCGCGCGCCGTCCTCGACGGACTTGAGACTCGGGCGCTGTTCGACCAGGTCACTGGCGACAATCCCGGGGTCATGCCGCCCGTGTGGTTGCAGCAGGTACGAGGCATCATCGACCTCGGTCGACCTGTCATCACCGGCGTCGGCGGCCCACAAAGCGCCGGCACTGTCGGCCTTGACATCAACTGGCCTTACTTCGACGGCGTGCTCACTGACATAGTCGAGGCTCAGGCCAACGAGAAAGACGAAGTCAATAGCATCCAGATCAGCATCCTCAAGGGCACGGCGTCGCTAGGCACGTACGCAGCAGGTTCGGACATCTCCTACCAGTTGCTGCAGCGATCGCAGCCGTCCTACCTCGACGCGCATAACCGCATCATGGCGGCGTCGTACTCGACGGTGACTGACCGGAAGTTCACGTCGGATATCTGGAGTCAGGGCTCCGGCACCGTCAGCTACGACCTCTCCGGCGACACGACCGGCGCAGTGTTCCGCGCTGCAGTCTTCGAGGCATCGATGGAGTGTGAGGACGCGACCGGCATGCCCGCCAGCATCGTCTACGCATCGACGGCGCTCATGATCGAGATTGGCGGCTGGGAAAGTTTCTACCCTGCGCCGTACTCGGTCCAGAACGTCAGCGGTGTCGCAACGGCCAGCAGCCTGCTCGTCAACGTGTCCGGCCTTCGAGTCGTCCGCGCAAAGTGGCTCGACACCAACGCAGCAAACCACGCCATCGTCACCAACGGCGAGGCTGCACGTTGGATCGAGGACGGCCCGCGACTGGCCAACGCTGAGAACGTTTCGCAGCTTGGTCGCGATATCGCGATCTACGGATACGGAGTCACAGCGGCCTACCTGCCCGCTGGCATCGTTCGACTAGTCGAGCCGTAAGCCATGGCGCTGCTCACCGGGACGCAATTGGCCACCGCATTGGACTTGACCTATGCGGCGGACCCGTTCGACCAGGTGGCAGCGGCAGCCGTCGCCGTAGTGAGCTCGGTCATTACGGCGGCGGCGCTGGCAGCAGAACCCGCAGCATTGAAAGAGGCAACCCTAGGAATTGGGATCGACATCTTTCAGGCTCGGTTCGCTGCCGGTGGCGAGTCGGTCGGCCTCGACATGCAGGCCAGCCCGTACAGGCTTAACTCAATCCTGCTCAAGAGTCGTTCGGCGCTTATCGCGCCTTACCTCAACGTAGGGGCGCTGGTGGGATGACTGCTCTAACCACCGAGGCACGCTTGGCGATCACGTTAGCCGTTACAGGCCTTGGCTACAAGGTGTACACGAGCACGCCACCCGTACCAATCCCGCCTAGCATTGTGATCATGGCCGACAGCCCTTGGGTCATTCCTGAGCGGCTAGGGCGCTTGTCCTACCGCACCCAGTGGCGCCTCATGGTCGTCGTTAACCCAAGAAAAAACAGCGCGGCGCAGCTGGACGCTGAGGACGCTGTCGACGTCATCCTTGGGGCGCTACCGGCCTACGCAGCGGTTACGAGCATCGGACCCCCGACGCTCATGGACGTCGGCGCACAAGGTTCCATCATCACCGTTGAAATATCACTTACCGCATCCATGAAGGAGTAAGACAATGCCAGCAACCTCAATCGCAGGCGCCACGTTTACGGTCACAGTTGGCGCCGTCGACTACAGCGCACAGGTCACCAGTGGCACCGTGACGTCAACCTCGACGATTACGCGCACGCGCACGCTCGACGGAAACGCATTTAGTCAGACCGACCTCATCAGCGGGATTTCGTTGTCGTTCTTGTACGACGGCAACAGCGACCTTTTCGACGCGCTGCAAACTGTCGTCGACTCGGGCGCCAGCCTTGCAGTCGTCGTCGACGGTGGCACCGGCACCTGGACGGGCGCCGCCATGTACGTCGAGTCAGCGGAGACCACGTTTGACGCTACTGGCGTCGCCATGTGCACTGCAGCCCTCACCGGCGTCTTGGTGTTCGCGTAGCCATGTGGGACGTCCTCGATGTGTACCTCGACGGGTCGACCGAGCCCGTCGAGGTCACAGTCCTCACCATTCACGTCGTCGACTACCGCGACTTCTGCGACAAGGCGAAGGTCACGGCCTACCCAGCAGGACTCGACCTGCTGTCGGCGTACTGCACCTTGGTCGACGCCGAGCCGACCGACTTCAAGGTCATTAAGAAATGGGCTCGCGAGCACAAGGTCATCACTGACCGTCGTGAGCAGTCGGGCCCTACGAAGACGGTGATCCACGCCGTCTCATAATCCAAGTAGCAATGAGAACTAGCAGGCCAATTGCTGAAGTCATCGGCTACGACCCGAGAACGTTGGCGACGATTATTGAGGAGCTGCGAGGTGGCTAGACAGGCAGACCTGCGAATCGAAGGCCTCGGCGCCATTCTCAAGGATCTACGCAAGCTGCCGAAAGAGGCCAGCGCAGAGCTGCGCCACGCATCAATCGACATTGCGACCAGGCACATGCTGCCTAGTTGGAAAAACGCGGCCATGACTGCAGGCAATTGGGGCCCGAAACTGGCGGCATCGATTCGTGTCCGGTCGGATCGACTACCAGCGCTGCTCATCGGCAAGGATCGTAAGGTGTACAGCGGCGGCGCCAGCACGAACATGGTTCGATATCCAGCGTTTCAGGGAACAGCGACCAAGTGGCCACCGTTCGGCGACGGCACCGGATGGATGGACAGGCGCACGCCGTACGCACGTCAAGCGTTCCGAGAGTGGGAGCAAGCAGCACAGGTCATTGCTGACAAGTGGAATAGGAACACGCTGTGAGCCGCACCCTGTACCTCGCCCTGGCCATGGATCTAAAGGGTTTCGGGCCCAAACTTAAGTCTGCCGAGGAGGACCTAGGCAGGTTCGGCAACGCGACTAGGTCCTTGTCGAACACGATGTCGAGCATGCTGGGCCCGGCGCTCATCGGTGCTGGCGCTGCAGCGGGATACGCAGCTGTGCAATTCGGTGTCGACGGTGTTAAGGCATTCCTCGAGGACGATGCAGCAGCACAGAAGTTGGCGACCACGCTCGACAACCTTGGACTAGCGCAGGACACGACTGCCATTGAGGCAATGATCGACGCGCTCCAGCGTGAGACAGGTGTCGCAGACGACGCTCTCCGGCCAGCGTTCGACCGGCTGGTGCGCAGCATCGGCGACACCGAGCAGGCTACGAGCACGCTAAAACTGGCAATGGACATAAGCGCCGGTAGCGGTAAATCGCTTGACACAGTTGTCCAGGCACTTGGGAAGGCGTACGACGGCAACACTGCAGGCTTGAGCAGGCTCGGCGCGGGCATCGACAAGTCGGTGCTGGCGACGGGCAACATGGACACGATCACGCAGGATTTAGCGCGCACGTTTGGGGGGCAGGCCAAGACAGCCAGTGAAACCTACAAGGGCCAGCTTGACCGTCTGTCGGTCGGATTTTCCGAACTTCAAGAATCTTTTGGCGCAGGTTTCCTCGGCGCCCTCGGCAAGACTGAGGGTAAAACCGGCGACCTGATGACAGCCATGCAGGACTTGCAACCTGCACTGCAGGACGTGGGCGCTGCAGTCGGTGACCTTGTGGTCGAGTTAGCGGGCATGGTCACGTCAGCCGACAAGGCATCGAAAGCGGGTAAGCGATTCTTCGACGACCCGAACTGGGACGACCTGAGCACGCTGATACGTGAAACAGCAGACTCAAACAGTTACCTAATCGGTACGTTTGTTTCTGGCCTGCCAACAGTGGGCCCGTACCTAAACGCGCTGATGCAGTTGGTCGGTGGTTACGACGCGCTCACTGGCGCAGCCGATGAGGCGTACGGTGGCGTAAGCCGAACAGCCATGGCCATGGGGCAAGGCGCGCCCGAGGTCGACAAGAACACTGCAGCGACCACACGATGGAACGCGATAGCAGCGGCCAACGGTGCAGTCGTCAAGACAACAGGGGGCAACCTCGACACCTATTTCGCAAGCCTGAACCACACTGCCAGCGCGTCCGGTGGGGCATCGAAAGAGACCGACCTACTTACGACAGCGTTCGATTTGCAACGTGGCGTGGTCGAGAAACTACAGACCACACTCGACAGTCAAGTGAGCGACCTCGAGCGCGCGACTGCAGCGGCGCAGGAATACTCGACCACGCTTGCCACGCAGCTGCTCGGTGGCGTCGACCTTGGCGCTGCACAGACAACCGGCGCAGAACTGGGCATATCGACGCTCGAAGCCTTCGACCGACAGATAGCCGAGGCTCAATGGTTCGGCAACGTCCTCTCGTCGATAAAGGCCAGCGGCGCAGATCAGCGCCTCATCGACCAGATAGCGGCCCTCGGCCCTGCAGCAGGCGGCCAGCTGGCACAGGAAATGATCGACAAGGGCCTAGTTCAGACATTTTCCGACCGGCTCGTCGACGTCATCGCGACAGCCGCGACCGTGTCGCAGGCAATGGTTCCCGAATTCCTTACTGCCGGGGTCGACTCGGCAACCGACTTTGTGGACGGCACGATTGAGCAACTGCTACTTGAGCAGGACCGGTTAAAGAAAATCGGCAAGACAATCGGCAAGGGCATCGGCGTCAACATCAAATCGGAAATCGCGCAGGCGGTTGCCGAGGCAGTAGCAGCGGCACAAGCGGCAAAGACTGCAGCAGCAGCCGAGCGCGCAGCCGAGATAGCAGCGCAACAGGTCACCGTGTCCGAGCAGCAAATCGCCCAGGCACTACAGCGGCTCATCGGCAATTCGAACAGTCGAGCGGGATACACAACGGGGGCACCTGCGACGACTCCGGTGCTCGGATGATCCCAACCGTCTTTGTGAACGGCGTCGCCCTCGACCTCGAAGGGGTCGAGTACCGCATCACCGTGTCTCACGGTCGCAACGACATCACTTCGGCGCCTGCACCAAGCGACGCGACCATGACGCTTCTCGGTTTCCTATCGATTCCCGTAGTCATCAGCGACGTCGTCGAAATTGAGTCGTACGGCGTCACGCGATTTACGGGTCGAGTGACCGACACCGTACTCACCCACGACTACAACCCGAACGGACCAACGCTCGGTGTAGGAGACACCTGCTACGTAGCGCGACTCGACGTCACGTTGATTGGTAACCTGAGCCTGCTCGGGCTCAAGTACGTCGGCGCGGCTGGCTACGACCTTGAACTGCTCAACGACCGAGTCGAAAACATCCTCACGGACGCCAACGTCAGCTACACCAACAACAGCGACCCGCTCATGACTCAAGAGGCGCTAGCGGCGCTAGATGGCGGCTACTCGGCGCTCGACCTGCTCACAACGCTAGGCAGCCAAACCGGTGGCACAGTGTGCGACCTACCTGACGGGGCAGTCCTGTGGGAGTCGTACAGTCGACGAGGCTACGGATACAACCCAGCCCACTGGGACGACATCGACGTGCTCGACACCTGGGATGACGTGCCATACGTGTGGGCCGACATTTACGACCGGGTCGACACGGCGCCGCTCACGGTCGAACTGCCCCACACCTCGGTTGCTTGGTCGCCAGTGTGGCGCAATACCTCACAGACCATTCTTAACGAAGTCACAGTGATCTACGGTCCAACGCAAACTACATCGGAAACCGACACTGACCCGGCCTCGATCATTACCCACGGTCGTCGAGCGTTCACCCTGTCGACGCAGCTGCACGAGTCAACCGACGCACAGTCAAGAGCCTCGGCCATCATCAGCACCCAGTCCGAACCACGCTACGCGGTGCAGTCGGTCGAGGTTCTCGTCGAGACACTGACCGACCCGACGCGCGCCAGCCTTCTCGACGTCATCAGCGGCAGCAAAGTCGGTATCGACCAATTGCCCCAGCCAGCACCGATCGACGATTTCGTTGGCGTCTGCGAAGGATGGGCCGAGACATACACCCCCGGCCTGCACAGACTTGTTCTCAGCCTGTCTGACCCACGGTTCTCGTACCAAGTGGTTAGGTGGGACGAGATCAGCGCCGTGCTCACATGGGCCGATGTCGACCTCACTGTGCAGTGGTACAACGTCGTTACTGCAGCCGATTTAGTTGCCTAACTGAAAGGATGAACTCATGGGACTTCCGTACGTACTCTCAAGCGACCTGGTATCGGCGTATCCGGCCAAGTCGTTAGCCATCGCTACCTACGTCGATGGCCAGATACCACTGCTCGCTATGACGCAGAACGCGCAGACCGGTGTCACATACAGCTTCGTGCTCACAGACTTTACGAAGATCGTCACGCTGTCGAACGCAAGCGCCGTAGCCGTCACCGTGCCCCTTGAGGCTACGGTCGCATGGCCTACCGGCACCCAGCTGCGACTACTCAACGTGGGCGCCGGCACTGTCACGGTGGCCGGTGCAGTCGGTGTCACCATTAACGGCAGCCCGCTCACCTTGACTCAATACAAGGGCGCCAACCTAATCAAAACCGGGACGAATACGTGGGTGTTCATCCCTTTCGCTAGTGGCGTCGGCGCTGCCGTGTACTCCGACGCCAATACGGGCACCTACACGGGCTACGCATACAAGACGTTTACGGCCTCCTCTACCTTGACCGTGACTACGGCCGGATTCGCGGACATAGTTTTAGTTGCTGGCGGCGGTGCATCAATTGGGGCTAGCGGCAACGGGGCCGGTGGCGGCGGTTCCGGTGGCGCAATCGTGCAAACGGTGTACCTCTCAGTGGCTACGCACACCATCACTGTCGGCGCTGGTGGAGCATTTGGGTCCGCTGGCAATTTCTCCCGTATCGGCGGTTTCTATTACGCCGTAGGAGGCTCAGCGGCGGTCGACCGCGCAACGGTGCCTTATTCCGGTGGATCAGGTGCAGGCGGTAGCGCCAACCCAGGATTTGCAGGCGGGGCCGCGACCACCGGACAAGGTTTTGCGGGAGGAACTGGGGCCGGTTCCTATCCGACGTCAAGCGGTGGCGGCGGCGGCGGTGTCGCCGCAGTCGGCGCAAACGCAGCAGGCGGGACCGCTGGAGCGGGCGGCGCTGGGACAACTACCACGATTGCGGGCACAACACCGAGCGGCGCGTATGTCGCAGGCTCGTATTCATTCGGTGGCGGCGGCGGCGGTGGCGGTTCCGGTGCTGGTGGTGCTGCGACGCAAGGAGGCGGGGCCGGTTCAACTGTCACAGGAAGTTCAGGAAGCGCTAACACTGGCGGCGGTGGCGGCGGTTCCTACGCAACAGCGGGAACCCCCGCAGGCGGTTCGGGAATCGTAATTGTAAGGGTGGCGGTCTAGGTGGCTCATTTTGCTCTAGTTGATGACGGCGGCATCGTGCGCCAGGTAATCGTCATATCGAACGCTGACTGTGGCGGCGGCACCTTCCCTGCATCCGAGCCGGTCGGGCAGGCATTCATTACCGGCCCGCACCCTTACGCGCTCGCCCTTGAGGGCGAATGGCGTCAAACGTCCTACTCAGGCTCGTTTAGAGGCTACTTCGCTGGGCTTGGATTCTCCTACGACCCAGTGGCTGACGTATTCGCACCACCGACCGGGCCCGAGGTCACTCCATGACTTGGAAATTAGCTGCAGCAGCTGCAACCTTGCGCGACCAAGTGAACAAGGCCTACCCGAAACGTGACCGGTCAAGCGACGGCACGATAGGAGACCAGGCACACAAGCGCCGGATCTCGGACCACAATCCCGATAAGGCTGGCTACGTCATGGCGCTCGACCTCGACGAGGATGGATGGCCAGCGCACACGTTCGCCGACCAGCTGATTGAGTACCTGCGGACTAGCGGCGACAATCGGATAAAAAACGTGGTCTACGAGAACCGGGTCGCGTCCGACACCTACGCAAACCACTCATGGGTGTGGAGGACCAACGTGCCGAGGCTCGGTCATGAGCATCACATCCACATCAGCTTCGACCAGGCAGGCAAGCTGAACGGGACGCCGTTCCCGTTGCCGATCCTTGACAGGTCGCCGGCCAAACCTGCCGAACTGGTGCCAGCCAAGAAAGCGCCGGCCAAAAAGGCAATCAAGAAAGCAGCAAAGAAAGCAGCAGCGCCCAAGCCATGACCGAAATGTTTACCACAGTCATCGGTCTGCTCATAGCAGTCATTGGCCTCGTTGCCCTCGTCATCCGAGGACAGTCAAAGGCACAGCGGCCCAACGGTGGGAAGAGTCAGTACGACCTACTGCTGCGCATTGAATCAAGACTTGACAGGCTTGAGCGCAATCAGGACGAGCACCTACGACATCACATGGAAGGTTCATGATGCTCGACAAACTTTCACCCGAAGCTCGACACCTGTGCCTACTGCTCATCGGCGGCCTGATTGCATGGGCCAGCGCAGAGCTGCCAACACACCTCGACCCACTAGCGGCCAGCCTGCTCGGCGCATTCACCACCGTCGCCCTCGCATGGCTAACCCCGTTAACCCGCCAGTACGGAATTGGCGCGCCAGATAGTCCTGACAGACTTGACAAGATTGAGTAGTTTGATAACCTAGTCATAGGTCGATCACAGCGGTCGACCGGACAAGGGGAAACAACATGTGGTTCATCTTCTACAAGCGCCTTACCAAGCGCGGTCACGTCGGCACCGACATCCTGTCGTACCCAGACAAGTCAGCGATTGGCTACGAGTCCTACGAAGAGGCCGAGACCGCTGGCGCAAAGTTCTTGGCATCCGGCCTCGACGGAGTGTTTTGGTTCGAGGCTCGCAGGATCTACTAGGCACCGAAGGGCCCACCCAAACGGGTGGGCCCTTACCTATTTGAGAGGAAGCAATGAGTACTCCAAACACGTACAGCAGTCGAGAAGCAGCAGACATCCTCGACCTGTCACAGTCGACCGTGCAGCGCATGGCTGACGAGGGCCAACTACCGTCCTTCAGGACACCTGGCGGGTTCCGCAGGCTCGACGCTGGCGCTGTGCAGGAATACAGGCGCACGCGGATATCAAGCACGGTCACACTGGTCGAGCCGCTCGGTGGTGATGCCGCATGATCGCCGAAGCGGCACTAGCTGCAGTCGTACAACTGGCACCGGCCTGCACCGACCGGGTCGTCAACGTCCTGCACTCGGCAGGCTTCCGAGGTCGAGCGTTGCGCTACGCCTACGGCATCGTCATGCGAGAGTCCAAGGGGCACGCGCGAGCAATATCACGCACGTCTGACTACGGACTGTTTCAATTCAACCAAGCGACGTGGTCTAAGTCGACGTGGTGGCACTCGACTCGACTGCTTGACCCGACGTACAACGCAGCTGTCGCATGGAGAGTCAGTCAAGGTGGCAGCACCTGGTATCCGTGGGACATCAGCGGCAAGGGCCAGCACCTCGGGCGCTACTCGTCAAGGTCGACGTATCGAGTGTGGGTCCAGTACGTCAAGGCGTACCCATGCTAGAACCGGCGATTTACTCATGGCGCTGCACACTGTGCGAGTCGCACGGCCACGGCGGCGCTACAGCGTTCGCGACCCACTACCGGGTCACGCATCAGGAACCGAAACCGACTTATACCGGTTACCTGATCGAGGCGCGCGAGGAACACGGCTTACGAGGCACGTCGGCATACCAATGGGCGCACTCGGCCTACGCCGAATACGTAAAAAACCAGCAGTGAAAACACCGAGGCGTCTACCCAGCGCTAGAGAGTTTGCGCTACTGGCATGGGACGCGCGCCTTGAGGTCCTGTCGACCTTGCGAGCAATTGAACTGGCCTACCTAGAAACCGAGCAAATAAGGGGAAACGATGTACGAGATACAGCAACAGAACAACGACCAACCTGACCTAGTGATTGCCGAGCTTCTCGGCGTTATTAACAAGATGTCGCACAGCAACAAGCGACTGGAGGGCATAGTCAGGTCCTACGAGACCATGGCCAGAGGCTACGACCACAAGGCAGCGACGCTACGGGACGAGCGCGACCGAGCCCGAGCGCTCGCAGCGACGCTCGAGGCCGAATGCAACAACTGCTGGGGCCCCGTGCACTCAATGGTCATCAGTGAGGCACGCATGCAGAGTCAGTATCCGTATCCGACCGATTCGGTGGTGTCTGATGTCACGGGATGACTACATAGAGGTATCGGAGCGCATACGACTATTCGTTGAGCAGTATCCCACCGGGTCATTGCAAGCGGATTGGGGGATGGTTGACCGAGACAACGAACAATGGCTAGCCGTTAAGGCGTACGCCTACAGGACACCGGACGACCAGCGACCTGGCATCGGTCACGCTTGGGAGCCGATCCCCGGTCGGACACCGTTCACCAAGGGGAGCGAACTGATGAACGGCGAGACCAGCGCATGGGGCCGAGCACTGGCAGCCATCGGCATAGCCGTAAACAAGGGCATCGCGAGCGCTAACGAGATACGGTCAGCACAAGGTCGAGCAGACGACCCAGTGGCTGCCAAGGTCGCCGACATGGGCTCGTACCGGACACCATCGGGAGGCCACAAGTCTGAGGGCGCACAGCAGGCCACACCGAAACAGATTGGCCTGCTCAAGGGCACGATGGCAAAGCAGCACATCAACGAAGCCGTGCTCGCCGACTACTGCCAGCAGAAACTTGGGTTTGAACTACCGGTCGACGGGCTCGGCGCACTCACAAAGGCACAGGCGTCAGTAATCATTGTCGCGCTGCTCAAGCTCGGCACGCCAACGGTCACAAGGTCGAGCGGCCCCGTCGAGGACGACCCGTGGGTGACGTCATGAGGTGTGCAGTATGTGAGGAACCAATGGAACTGATTGACACATGTGAGGCCTGCCTACGACTGCAATGGGAACCACAAGCGCCGAAGATAACTGGGCGCCCACCATTCTCGTGCCTAGATGGCGTATGCATGCGAGGGCACGAAATGTACAGGGTGCACGCACGCTGGCGCTGCAAGCAATGCGAAGCGCTCTATGCCGAGCGCAAGCGACTAAAAAAGAGGGCGAACCGATGATCCAAGCAATAGCTCTAGTCCTCGACTTCGCACCAGCGCATTGGAACTCAAGCACGCGCATGGTCGCCATTGCTTTAGCTGACTATTCCAACGGAGACAACGGGCTCGCGTGGCCATCAGTAGCCAACCTGTCCAGGCGCTCGGGCGTGTCAGTGAGACAAGTCCAACGGTGCCTACGGGACATCGAGGCTGACGGTTGGATAGTGAAGGCAGGTATCCACAGTCGGGGGACAAACCTGTGGATATGGAGCAAACGCATCAGCCTCGGGGGTGACACCCACGTCACCCCCCCCCTGACACTGGTGTCACCCCCGCTTAGAGGGACGGGGTGACACCGGTGTCACCCGAACCGTTAGTACTTAACCACCATAGAACCGTTACCGACCATGGCTAAGAACCACCGAAGGTCGGCTGGCTACCAGAAGTGGGTAGCCCAAGTCATGGCCCAATGTGAGCCCGTATGCATCCGATGCCACATGCCAGTCGACATGAGCCTGCCAAGGACCAGCAAGTGGGGAGCAAGCGCCGACCATGAACCAGCACTCGTATTGACAGGTGAGCTACTCCCCTCCATGGACGGTGCAGGCATTGCACACCTCGACTGCAACCGAAGACACGGCGCCGCACTAGCCAAGAAACTGCACGCCAAGAGCCCAACACGTTCTTTAGCACGGCCTCTTTCAC